GAAGAGGTTGATGGCGTGCTGATACCCGATGCGCGCCCGCGGGGTCAGTTCGCCGCCGTGGCGCGCGCGATGGTGATCCGCCTCGATCACCGCTTCCCGCAGGAGCAGGACCTTCCCGAGCTCGCGCGTGGGGAACGCCTGCTGATCACGGAGCAGCAGCGGCTTGTTCCGGGTGACGCGCTTCTCTTCGCGCTCGTCCTCGGTCAGATAGCCCGTGTGCGCGATGACCGGGTCGGAGAGGTCCAGCGCCGGCGCGATGTCGACGTTGGGATCGCCGGCCTGCGGCTGTTCGTGGACGCAACCGTAGAACCGCACGCCGCGGCCCAGGCGGAACACCCGCTGGGGCACGTCGAAGGTGGGCGGGCCATCGAGGTAGACGTGCGTTTGGTGCAGCACGTAGCCGTGGAAGATCGCCGTGTCGAGGAACCCGCGCAGCTTCCAGCCGTGCTGGAGAATCTCGTCGGCGTCGATCCACAGGAACCAGTCGCCCGAGCAGGCGTCGAGCACGGCGTTGCGCGCGCCGGCGAAGCCTTCCGGCTGGTCCTCGATCGGCGCGACGTCGATCACGCGCGCGCCGTAGCTCTCGGCGATCGCCCTGGTCGTGTCCGTTGAGCCCGTGTCGCCGACGACGATCTCATCGGCGAGCCGGTAGACGCTGGCGAGACAGCGCCCCAGGTCGTTCTCGACGTCGCGGACAATCATCCCGACCGAGAGCTTCTGGAGGGGACGCGTCTTGACGATGCGCTCGGCGATCGGGCGGATCCCCGCCTGGCGATCGGGCGCGACCGTGTAGGACACGATCCAGTTCCCGACGGGGTTCCCCCGCGGGCTCAGCCCGAACGAGAGGTAATCGACTTCGAAGTCCTGCTTCGGCCCCCAGACGGCCTTCAGGTCGTCGTGATGGAACCGGTGGACGTGGCCCTTCCGGACCGGGATGCCGCGGGGCATCAGTTCCATGCACGCGCCGTGCGGGCAGGTGTAGACGACACGCGCGCCAGGCTGGAGGGCCTCTTCGAGCCAGTCGACCAGCAGCGTGCAGTTGCCGACGTGCTCCACGAACTCCCCGACGAAGAGCCCGTCGAAGGGCCCGACGTCTCCGTCCAGATTGACGCGCTGGACGAAGCGCACGAAGTCGTCGTGGATCTGCTGCTTGTCGAAGTCGTAGACCGTGGCCTGCTCGAAGTGGCAGCGATCCGCGACGCCGACGCGCGCGGCCGCTTCCTTTGCCCGTTCGATGTTCCCAGCCGCGTAGTCCAGTCCGACGATCTGGACGGTCGGATGGGCCATGGCGAGCGCGATCGCGAAGGCGCCGTTGCCGCACGCCACGTCGAGCACCCGCGTCGCCTTGTCGAACGTGGGCACGACGGCCTTGAACCGGCCGCAGAGCTCGGCTTCCTTCACCGGATCCGGCAGCGCGTGCTCGGCGTAGTCGTCGGCGCCCTGGTCCTTGCCGGCGATGACCTTGTCGCAGAACGCGAGCGCCTGACAGGCTTCCTGGTTCGTCGCGATGGTCGCCGGTGTGCCGTGGTCGTAGCCGAACGGCCCATCGCCAGACGTGACGGTGAACGCCATCTTCTGGGCGAGCTCCTTCGCCGCGACGTGGTCGTCCTCCCAGAGCAGCTGCCGCAGGACGCCGATCTTCTGCGTCTCGTACCGATCGGCGAACCACGCCCAGACCTGGGCCTCCCACTCGGCGGCGATCGTCGCGTAGTCGTATCGCTGCGCGTGCGCGATCCCGGCTTGGCACAGCTTCCGGTAGATGACCGAGTTGTTGCGGCAGCCGCCCAGCAGGCTGAGCACCGACGCGATCGCCGCGTCCGCGTAGACCGGATCGTGTTCGGCCTCGCCCTTGATCAGTAGGCCGGCGTCGAACGACGTCTTCGCCGTTTCGGGCAGCGCCCCGCGATACGAGCCCACGAACGGCGTCCCGCACGCCTGCGCCTCGATCGCGGCGATGCAGGACGTCTCGGCGAACGTCGACACCCCCGGATACCACATGACCGCGGCATCGGCTATTTCACGGTACAGGGCCAGCTTGGTCAGTTCGCCGAGATACGTGATCCCACCGACGGCCTTGTTGACCTCCTCGACGCGCCGATCGAACGCCGCGCAGGTATCCGACCAACTTCCTGGCCCCTGGTCGTACATCGACGAGTAGCGGCACAGCCGCAGCTCGGCGGTCGGCAGCCGCTCGCGCAGCTTCGGCCAGAGCGTCAGCAGCGGGCCCAGCCCGCGCTCGGGGCGCGAGATGTGGATGATCCGGTTCGGATCCTTCGTGCGCCCGGTGGGCACCTGCGACAGATCGATCCCGTTCCGCGTGACCCACCCGATCGGCGCGAGGTCGGGCAGGAGCCCTTGCCACTGCTGCCGGTGGTACTCCGACACGTAGCAGCAGCGATCGACCATCGACGTGATCGCCATGACCCCGGCGACCATGCCGCCAGGGACGAGCAGATCCTGATTCCAGAGCAGCCGCAGCCGCGCGAACGTCTGGACGCTGTAGGCCATCCACATCCGCAGCGCCACGCAGACGTCCCACTCGATGAACTCGTTGCTCGATCGGAACTCGGACAGGTGGTGCCACTGCAGCCCCGTCGCGTCCATCCCGGCGGCCTCGGGCGACAGTTTCGTCGTGAAGACGTGCACGTCGTGGCCGCGCGCGCGCAGCGCCCGCGCCAGGCCCAGCGCCGCCGACTCCGACCCGCCCAGCGACGTCTCGCCCGCGATGACGGCCGGCGTGAACTCGACCGAGTCGATCAGGAAGGCCCACGAGAGCGGCTTACGCGCTGACATCGGCCGGCTCCTGCGTCTTCGCCTTCAGTTTGCCGCTGCGCTCGAGCTGCGCTCGCAGCTGCCGGTTCTCGGCCTCCAGTTCCTCGGTCCGTTCGACCGTCGCGCGCACCGCATCGGGCCCACCATGCGCATCGACCCACGCGAGCAGGGGGAGCACGTCATCCCGCATCTCGCGCTGACAGCGCCGGTAGAAGTGCGGCTGCAGTTCGCCGGCGCGGCAGAACTGATCGACGATCGCGAAGCCCGAGACGGCCATCAGAACAGATCCTTCTTGCCGAGGGTGGTGGTCGAGATGCCCAGCGCGTCGGCAATCCGCTGGATCTCGTGCGGCATCGCCGTGCCGCCATCTTCTAACCGTTTCAGCAGGCTGACGCTCACGTTGGCCTTCGCCGCGAGCCCGTTCAGCCCGCCGTCGCCGGTGAGCCCGGCCGCGATCCGCTGCGCACGCAGGTTGTCCGCGCGCGATCCGTGTCCACCTGGCATGGTGCCCTCCATCGGCGGGGGCCGCCGTCAGGCAGCCCCCGCCATCAGGTCTACGCCGGTGACGTGGTGCGGATGCGCGCCATCGCCGACGGGTGGTACGTCTCCTGGGTGTAGTCGCCGACGATCATCCCCTTGGTGTTGTCGCCCGACAGCCCCATCTCGCGGTACACGAAGTTGCGCGACTGCAGCGGCAGCACGCGGACGCGCTCCCGCGGCACGATCAGCAGTTCGCGCGACGCCAGCGCCCGGCTCAGAAACACCGTGCACTGCCCGAACGGCCCCGCGTAGTTGCGGATCACGCGCTTGAAGAGCTCGGACTGGTTGGAGTCCTGGACCTTCGTGTCGTTCAGGTTGCTGATGTCGCGGAAGTACTGCGCGCCGGCGATGATGCCCCACGTCTCCGTGGTCGCCGCCCCATTGCCGAAGGCGTTCTGCATCGCATCGCCGATCCACAGGTGCGGGTTCGCCGAGAACGAGGCGTCGACGACCTGCGAGTTGATCGCCGTGAGCTGGGCGCGGATGCCCTGCATCGTGCGGGTGGCCGTCGCCGTGCCGAGCGAGTTGGTCCCGTTCAGCACGCCGGTGAGGACTTCCGCCTCGAGGATGGCCGGGACTTCGCGGAGCACCTTCGCGCGGGCCAGATCGTACGAGTCGCCGCCGTACAGGTTGACGCCCATCGACGTCCCCGTGGCCGCGATCTCGATCTTGAAGTAGCCCACCGTGTTGGCGCGGCGGTTGCCCAGCCGGGCCGTGTGGAGTCCCGCGTGCTCGTCGCCTTCCGGCGCGGACGGCGCGCGGACCTGCAGCGTCGAGCCCGCGGCGAGCGAGCCGATGCCGGCGCCGTCGTAGTTGCGGGTCACGAGCACCGAGTTGCCGCCCGACACGATCGAGCTCACCTGGACGCGCTCGGGCGCGATCCCGGTGATTTCCAGGATGGTGCCGATGGTCAGCGCCTCGGCCAGCCCGTTGACCTGGATGCCGGTCGCCGCGGTCGCCGACGCGATCGCGGTCGAGTTGATGATCGTGCGCGGCCGCAGGAAGTCCTCGATGAACTCGTGCTTGGTGCTCGCCGCGAACCCGTCCGGGTCGCCGAGCCAATCGAGGAAGGGCGCCTCATACGGGGCGAGCGTGCGGATGACCTCCGACACGTCCTCGCCGACGAGATTCGGCGTGAAGTACTTGTTCGTTGACATGCCGGAGAATGGCATCGGTTATCTCCCTTACGAGGCCGCGCGCTTGCGGCCCGCTTCAAACAGATCGTTGATGGCCTGAGGCGACCGATCCCCGCCCTCGACGCGCGCGCGGGCGCCGTCGATCGTCGCGGTGGTCGTGTGCCCGTGCATCGACGCCCCGCCTCGCGCTCCGCCGCCCTGGCCGGCCGGTGCTTTGCGATGATGCGGATGCGCGTCGAGGTACTGCTTCACGAACACGTCCAATGGCAACGGATTGCCGGCCGTGGTCTTCGCCGGCTGCCCCTGCTCGTCGAGCACGAAGGGCTCCATCTCGTCGGAATACCCGATCCGGTGCTGGAGAATCACTTCGAGTTCCCCCAGCGATTCCGTCCGCGCGCCGGCGGAGGCCGCCAGCGCCTTCAGGTTCTGGTTGACCAGGGTCCGGATCTTGTCGTTCCGCTTGGTCTCGCGATCAACGCGACGGGTGATCTCCTGCGCGTGCGCTTCTTCGCGCTCCGTCAGGGTCTTGCGGGCTTGGGTGGTGGTCGCCTCGAGCTGGGTCTTGAGGTGCGTGGACGCCGCCTCGATTTCCCCCCACTTGGCGCGATCGGCGGCGATGCCGATCTCCCACTTCGACCGCTCGGCCGCCACGGTGCTGTCGATCTGCGCCTTGGCTTCCGCGGCCGCCTTCTGGTTCCCTTTGCCGAAGCCTTCCCCGTACGACGCGGTCTTGACCTTTTCCATGACCGCCGTCAGTTCCGCGGGCACGGCACCCACGAACTCCCCCTTGTCGTCGATCTCGATCTCGTGCTTGGCCATGTGCGTGTTCCTTGTCGATACTGGTCGCCGATACCTGTCGAACCGATACTTGGGTCGTTACGCCCCGGCCTTCCGCAGCCGCGCGGCGATCTGGCCTTCGAGGATCTGCCTGACGTTGGCCTGTTCCTCCGACGTCAGCCCGAAGAACTGCCGTAGGACCCCTCGGCGGCCGGCGCCGGTCACCTGGTGCCAGATCGCTTTCTGCTCGCTCGACTCGCGCCGACTGCGCTGAATGAACGTCGACGCCGAGAACACGCGGCGTGCCTTCTTCAGCACCGTCGACGTCGTCTTCTTCGCCGCCATCTACTTCGTCCACCCGAGCGTGACGCTCGCCTTCTCGTCCGACACCTGGACGGTGGTGATCGTGAGGTCGTTGAGCATCCCGCCAGACACCTGGAGGTTCACCGCGGTCGTCCCCAGCGCCTTCCGCTTCGCGTCCGCGTAGCCGGGCGAGTACGGCGCGAACGGTGCGCCGGTGGCATCGCGGCCGCTCATCGTGCGGCGCACGATCTGCTCCCTGGCGAGGAGCCCGATCTCGCGCATGTCGTCGGCTGTCACGAGCTCCAAGTGCTCCAGCGCACCGAAGGACTTTCGGACGGTGATGTGAGCGCCCATGACTACGCCGCCTTCCGATCGCCAGCGGGCAGCGCCTCGACGGCCGTCTGCACTTCCGGGATGCGCTGGTTCGTGCCGACCAACTCCCGCGACTCGCTGAACTTGCTGAGCACCTGCCAGACGTGCCGGCAGTTGTAGCCGCCGCCCGTGAGGAACACGTTCGGCAACTGCCCGTTGTCCAGCGCGTCGATCTCGGGCTTCGTGTAGACCTTCCCGACATGCTGCCGGCAGAACGGCCGCAACTTCTGGTCGACGGGCCCGATGTAGGCGAACACGTCCCCTGGCTGCGTCTTCATCGCCTCCACCTGGCGGCCAAAGATGCTGACCGTGGTGTCATACAGCGTCTGGAGGCGTGCCTCCTCGACGTCGATCGAGTCGCTCAAATCGTCCAGAAGATCGGACACCGAACGCTGCGCGTAGATCCCCTGCGCGAGTGTGCGCCACAGCGCGTGCGCGAGGACGTCGCCGACGCCGATCAGATCCAGCCGGGCGATCTCCTTGAGCGCCAGGATCCGGGACTGATCGGCGGTGGTGAACGCGGCGAGCTGCGCCGCCCCGCGCAGGGTGCCCATCTGGGCCACGAGCGCATCGAGCGCGCCCGCCGTCGCCGTCCGTGTCAACGCCTCGAAGCCGGACGCGCGAAGCGCCTTCTGGATCTCCTGCCGTAGCTTTGCGGCCCGCACGGCTCGGGAGAGCGCCGTCGACGACCCATTGATCGCCGCGAGGGCCAGCGTGCGCAGTTGCCGCTCGAGGTCGCGCAGCACGCGCCCGAGCTCGGTGGCGTACGATCGGCCGACAGCGTCGGCGACCTTCGCCAGCTTCTCGGCCTCGGTGAGCACAGCCAGGTTCTCGTTCATGCGGCCACCGAGTCAGGCTGCTGCCCTGGTTGCCCACTGAATCGGAGGGCCATCTCTTCGAGCTTCTGCTGCGCCGGACTCTTGACCTCGGTTTGCTCCAGTTCCTTCTCGATCTTCGCGGCGATCTCCGGCGCGACATCCGGGAGGAACTTCGGCACCAGCCGCTTTCGGACCTCGTTCATGAACGTCGAGCCCATCTCCAGGGTCGTCGCGGCCTGCGCCTGCTCGATGATCTCGGCAAAGGGCGTCTCTTCGAACGTCTCCGGATAAGTGATGACGACGTCCGCGCGCTCCCACTCGGATTCCCAGGCGTCGGCGCCGTAGCGCGCACGGAACCAAAGCTTCGCCAGCGCGATCTCGGTCTGTTCGCACTGGTCCGCGTAGGACGCGAGTACCTGGTTCATGTCCTCGCGCTTCAGCTGGAGCGAGCCCTGTGCCTCGGCGTCCTTCGAATCCGATTCCCACGGCGCAGCGGCGAGGCGGTAGATGCGGCGCAGGAGGTCAGACCGCTCGGCCTGGTAGACCGTGACGTTCTCGGTCTCCGGCTGGACGTACTGCGCCGGCAGCGGCGTGAACAGGACGTTGTCGACGCCCTTCTCGTCGCCCATCATCGTCTTCGCCGCGGCGACGTCAGTCGCCTGATCGCCCGTGCCGAGCGGCGCGTTCAGCACGCCGAAGGTCTGCCCGCGGAGAATCTGGGAGATTTCGGAGTCGAGGTTGTACAGGCGGATGTAGCTGTTCGGATCCCCAAGAATCGGCTGGCCGATCAGCGGTTCCAGCCGGCGCCGCTTGGCGTACTGCACGACGACCGGCAGGGTGCCGAAGCCGTGATCCCCCTTCTCGCTCGGCGTCAGGGAGCCCGGATCGTAGACTTCCCAGGTCGTCTCGTCGACCAGCCGCTGCCGCGCTTGGTTCTGAATCGGCGCCTCCTTCAGGCTCGTGCGCGGGATGGGCTCCAGCAACTTCACCCCGATCAGTTCGCCGCGGTCGTTCTGGACCCAGTCCGGGACATCCAGCGGTAGGTAGATCCGGAGGTAGGGCTGCGACGCATCCGCGGCGGTCTCGGCGGCAGTCCCAGTAGTCGCCTTGTCGCGGTCCATGTAGTGGAAGACATGCCCGAAGGCGCCGGCGGCAATAAAGCCGTCCCACATCCACTCGGTCATCGAACAGCCGTAGCCGTCGACGTTCGACCACCAGTCGAAGATCTCGTGCCCTTCCGCCTTCCCGTGCACGGTCCGCGCGATCGGCGGCCGGAAGAGCGCCGACGCCTTCTGCTCGAGGATCGTGGCTGCGACGTTGGTGTAGTGCGCCAGCGTGCGGCGAGCCAGCAGCGCTTTGGTCGGCTTGCGCGGGTTGGTGGCCTGATGATCCTTGTATTCGCGCGGGTGCGCGACGAGATAGGTGGCGTCGGCGAAGCCGCCCGTCCCGTGCAGGACATCGAACAGCTTCAGCCAGACCGCCTTGTAGCGGAGATAGGTGGGATGCTGAATGGCGGGCGCGCCCGATCCCGTCGACGTGG